AATCTTTGGACAATTGTCTGCTGGTCAAAAATTAATGGCTTCTATGGCATTTGTAATGGGATTAACTGCTGAAGCTAGTGATGCTAAACCGACATGTAACTTCCCGTTAGTTATGGATACTCCAATGAGCAACTTAGACTCTAGGAATAGAGGAAGCTTAATCTCTCTCATGCCTACAGTGGTAAAGCAATGGATTTTAACACCAATGGACACTGAATTGACAGATACAGAAATTGATAAATTTATAGCAACTGGAAAAGTTGGAAATGTATACCAATTGTTAAAAACAAATATTTCATCAAAAGTTGTTCACTATAATTCATTAAATGAAATTAAAGGAGGAATAAGACATGCCTAATGCTCGTCAAGAATATGGTCACCTTAATTTAGATGACAAATTAACTCCGTTTTTGAATGCGGTGAATAATTATTTTGGTTTATCAAACAAAGGAGATTTTCTTCTCCTAGCTTCTTTAGGACTAAAGAACCCTGAGTGTGTGGACGAAATGAGAAACAAGCATTTAACTTTCACAAAGGGTAAAGAGTTTATTGATGGAACCGATACTTATTTTGATCAGGCTGTTGATGTTTTAATTACCAAATATGTGTCAATGGTGGGAAGAGATAACTTGGCAGAGGTGTTTACCTCAAAACAACTTCTCGACAAATACATGTCCGAATTATTACTTATAGCCAACTATTATGGAAATTATTTGATTCAAAATGATTTTCTTGCTTATAAGACTGGGGTTACAAACAATCAAGCAAACGGGTTTGTGCTTCAATTCGGCAACCTAATAAACTCGTTGAAAGAAGATACACCAGAGTTTTAATAAAAAAAATAAGAGGATTAGCTAATTGAACTAGTCCTCTTTTTCTATAATCTTTTTAAGTTGATTTCCTATCTTTTTAATAATGCCACATACAAGTGCGTTGCCCATCATGAAGTATCTTCTCTTCTCTGGCATACCGGAATTTGTCCAGTTGTCAGGGAATTGATTTATGCGTTCACATTCAATAGGAGTAAGGATTCTTAATTTACCCTCTTTTGGGTCTTTGATGATATGTGTACTTCTGTTAGTGGTGCCTTCGGATGTAAGCATGGTTCTTGCTGGCAAATCCAATACATCATAAGGGCTCATTGCACCCTCTGAGTACATATATTCAAATCCGTTTTTATCGACTCTGGGAATCTTTTTAGATCCACGAAGATATTCATACTTTTTGCGTTGGTTTTCATTTAAGAAGTAGTGGGCATTGACACCATCTTTTTCTGCTATCTGTCCGAGAGTGATAGGAGCTTCTTCAATAGGCTTTGTTTTAACGGTGTAAACCTTATTGCCAATCATGAAGCCAGCATTCTCAAATTCTGCTTTAAATTTATCGGAAACCTCTACTAAATCCCCATATTTCTCCACAAAATCAAATTCTTTTATCTTATTTTTATCAAATGATTCGATTGGGAATTCTTTAGCAAACACACCTTTTTTAGAGATGATTTGAGCAGGGGTTAAAGCTGCCATTTCTTTTAATGGAAAGGTGACGGTGGTGAATGATTCGCCTCGAAATGTTCCTTTGCTCATTAGATTAATTGGTAATTGTTATAACCCTAGAGTCATCATTAGACAAAATGGTGTCGATGTTCAAACCTTACGATTAATCGTAGATGAACGAGACGAACCTGTAATTGAAATAAATTCTGAACCAACTGACCAATACATTAAATGGACCCTCGGGGCAGAGATTGAGGACTATTACGATAAACAGGATTTCTCATGCGACAACTTCTTATTTCTTCCTCCGGGTGAAAGCGAAATCTTTTTTGATCCTGGTGTTAGAGAAGAAGCGACTTGCGAGATTTTCTTTAAAGAAGAATACATCGCTCATTAGGAGGCCATTATGCATTTAATCTTTTTAAGCGAACAAGATTTGTCTGTTTTAGATTATGGCTATGCCACTGATGATTTCGATATTATTCTCGATGCTCTTATTCCTCAAAAGAGCAAATTCACGGTAAATAAACAAGGTTTAAAAGCTAAAATAGGTGACCTTCTTATCGTTAAGGATAATGGCTATCCATACGTGGGAATCATTACCTCAATCAAAACCGACGATAAGAATCAAACCAAAGTTGAAACAATGGACTATTTATCCCTTTTGGATGTTGATGTTCCGCTGCCAACTAGCTTTAGTGGTAACTCTGCTCAATTCGTCGTTAATCTCATCAACAATACTTTTAAGTATTCTGGTGACCAATATCAAAATGTCTCATATTTAGAAACAGCGATTGAAGTAGTGAAAAGCTGCTCACTCACATATGAAGCTGACACTAAAGAGAACATCCTCGATTTAGTAGAAGAGTTTTCTAAGACCTACGGCATCAGACTTGAGTATGAGATGGTGCTCGCTAACGGTAAGTTCTCAAAGATTAAAATCAAAGTGGTTTCTGCAAAGATTGGAATCACAATGAAAAGCACTCTTGGAACGATTACTGAACTTAATGTTAACGACACCAATGAGGTGAGCTTAAACAAAGTTTACTACATTCCAAAAGCTGAGAATACGCAGCATACAAGTCAGGTTATTTATTATTTGACTAATGATGGGCAAGTGGTAACGACCGCACCTGCTCTTAAGCGTATTCACAAAGTCAAAATGAAATATGAGTTTTATAGTGATAAAGACTATGACTCATTACTTACTAAAGCCACGAAAGCACTTGTGGACTCTTCTTTAGAGCACACAATTACCTTTAACTTCTCTTTTATCACAAATAAGGTAGAAGCTTTGAAGGACTTAAAGGTGGGTGCAATAGTGGTGTTTATCACTGAAAACAAGACCTATGAAACCATCGTCTCAAAGATTGAATTCAAGGGCACTTTTAATATCGCCAAAGTTACGCTTGGTGAATATCGTCTGTCTTTGACAGATAAACTAAAACTAATGGATAGGAGGTCAACTTAATGGCTATTCAAAAAATCACATTTGATGCTGCTTCGGTATCGAGCAAAATGGATGCCGACATAAAACATTTCTTAACTAGTGGTGTGAACGGCATTTTTTATGGCATTTTAGGTAGATGTCAGGCATCAGTCAGTAACAACTATATCTCATTCCAAAACGGCTATGTCCAAGTCTATGGGAGAAGAATATTTGTTGAAAGTGGAACAAAGATTTCTGTCTCTTTAGATGGCTCTGCTTATGGCTACGTCATCATCAAGATTGACTTAGGAAATAACGCCATCTCATTAGAGAAGAAGGAAGCCTCCTCTGCTTATCCATCATTAACACAGAATGATTTGATGAATGGTGGCCTCATTTATGAGTTCCCGCTTTGTAGATATACGAAGACATCATCCTCAATCACATTAGATGGAAACTATAATCCGCCTTACATCAAAAATGATCAAACCAAGATTAATGAAAAAGGAACAGAGATTAGAGACAATGTTAGTTCTAGCTATGGTCCTATCTGGGATATGTATTCGTCACTTTCTTACGGAACATGTTATGTATTTGATGACATCACTTCGTTAAATGCTTACAACGGAATCATCTCATTATATGTAGGTGGAGCTAATGTCTTATTCTGTGGTGCTTCAGTTGGTGGTAGTGGCGGTATTGTCCATTATCGTTATAACGGTCAAGACTGCACGCTTTCATGTCAATTAACAAGCAGCAAACTTTATGTCGAAGATTCAAGGGGGAACCAACCAAAATATGCAAGAGTTATTAGATAGATTATTTGCACCTAATAAGGTGCTACTTTGCTACAGATGTGGCTCATCCATTTATGGACTAAGTGAAGATGATAGTGATAAAGACTTCACGGTTATTATTGATGGATTCGACAGTTGCAATGTCGTTAAAACCGATGACTGTGACTTCTTTACTTACGGTAGAAGCTATTTCGAAAGAATAAAAAATTTCGATAGAGGGTGTCTTACTTATTTCCTTTGCTGGGTAGATAACACATTGCTCGCAAAAGAGAATATCGTCTATGTTGATGAATCAATCAAAGACAAATTAGATGAGTTCCTTTATATCGACTTCAAAAAGCACTTCAAAGATTGGCTTTACCGCGTTATTGCCTACTTTGGTATTCGACTTGAAAACTATAAAGAAGAAAAAAGTCTCTATCACTTATATCGAGTAGAATCACTCATCAGGCATTATAAGGAAACAGGCAAGTTTGAATATTATTTCTCAAAAGAGAACTATGAACTCGCCAAAGATCTTAAAACCAAAATGAACATAGAAGAACATCTCCCAAGATTAAAGGAGATTTTTTCTTACTTGCTCGAGCTATATAAGGAGGAAGAGGCATGAGTCATGTTGTTGAAATCATCATAACCACAGCTTCAGTCGTTACTGCTCTTGGGGTCATATTTGGAATTCTGTTTGCGTTTTTCAAATGGCTTATGAAAAGAGACAAGAATGACGTCGAAATCAGAGAGATTAAGGAAGAGCAATCAATTCTCACCAAAGGTGTCCTAGCGTGTCTAAAAGGTTTAAAAGAACAAGGGTGCGATGGTCCGGTTACGATTGCGATTACCGAAATTGAAGATCACATCAATAAGCAAGCTCATAAATAGGAGGAGCGAATATGAACCAAATATTACTTAACATTTTGGCGGCAGTTACTACATGCATCATCTTGCCGCTTATATCTTTCTTGGGAATTAAGTTATCCCAGTGGTTATCTAGCAAGATTAAAGATGAAAAAGCTGCTCGCTTATTAAATCAAGCAAACGAGATAGTTATAAATGCAGTTAAGTCTGTATTTCAAACTTATGTCGAGTCACTTAAAAATAGTGGTGGCTTTGGTGAGAAGGAACAAAAAGAAGCACTTTCTAAGGCTAAAGCAATCATCACATCTGAATTAACTTCAGAACTCAAAGAGTTCATTAGTGCTAATTATGGTGATTTGACTAATTGGATAACCAACCAGATCGAAGCATCTATTTACAAATTGAAGAATTGAAATATCCCTGTGAACGGAGAAATCCTAGTAGCAGGGATTTTTTTGTTGCCGCAGTAAACCTTTCAAAACACTACATTTATTTGATATAATCAACTTGATATTAGTAATGGAAAATGATGACAGACGGTTACAGAACCTCATGTTTCGCATCTGCATTGTAATCTGATGACTGGATTAACTGATATCAAAGAAGGAGGTAGATGCTATGAAAAGTATCTTAAAAACATTATTTTTCGCATCCTTATCAATAGGCTGTTTAGGAGGCCTAGCCGGATGTGGAAACAAAGATAGTGGCGATAAAGTCACTGTCGTTGATATGGATGGTACATCCATTACAATTAACAAAAATCCTAAAAAAGTCGCATGCAGTAGATCTACATATGACTTGCTCATCGCCTACGGACTAGGTGACAAAATCGATGGAGTTGATAAAAAGGTGTTAGCTAACCCTTGGACATCAGTCTTCTATCCAGATTCATCAAAGCATTACTCTTATGAGTATGAGAATAGCTATGAATTATATTTGTCTAGAGGAGTTGACCTCGTTTTTAGTCCTGAGAAAAGAATTACTGATGATTTACGTGAGCACGGAATCAATGCAATCACAGTGAAATTATACGGAACTCCAACGTTTGACGATTGCGTTCATACTTTCTCAAATTTGATTGCACAAATATGGCCAGATGAAGACATCAAAGCCAAAGCAGTAGAGTGGAATAACAAATTTGATAAGGCGGTAAGTGATGTTACAACAGAATTAAAAAAACACACTCTTCCAAAGGAAAAACTCTTCTATGTAAGAGGGGATAAGGATAAAGGCATCGGATATACCGATACAAAAGGCTGCTTTGCAGAATACGCATACAGAACTCTTGGATTTAATTGTATGAGTTCAACTTTAGATAGTTATGCTAACGAGGTCTCTGCCGAAGCTTTGTGCGAGTGGAATCCTGATTTGTTTGTAATGGGCGGCATTTACCAAAACAAACATGTACAAGAAATTAAAACTACTGAGCCATACACAACTCTCGATGCTGTAAAGAATAATAGAATTTATACTATCCCAATGGGATTAACTCAAATGGAGCAACTCAATGCTCTTTCTCCTGAATTCTTCTATGACCAAGCTAATAGATTATATCCAACGATTTTTAACTACGATATTAGCTCAATGCTAAAGAGTTCAGTCAAACAATATTTCGGAACTGATTTAACTGATACACAAGTTGGTTATATGCTTAATGGCCTCAGTCCAACTGGTGGAAATTTATACTAATGAATAAAAGAACCATTATTTCTTTATTAGTTTCCGTTTTTTGCTTTGTGGTTATTTTTGCTGTTGCCCTAATGGTTGGCAAATATAACATGTCAATTAGCGATTTCTTTAAGGCGGTTTTTACTAGCGAAGAAGCATTTGATACTCAAAGAAGCATAATTGTTAATTTGAGATTGCCTAGAACGATAGTGGCTGGCTTAACAGGTATAGCTTTATCAATCTCTGGTCTTCTTTATCAAGAAGTGTTTCAAAACAAATTAACATCACCTGATTTACTTGGCGTTAGTTCTGGTGCATCAGTAGGTGCAGCAATCGCTCTAGTTTTAGGCTTATCTTCAATTTTTGTGAGTTTATTCGCCTTTATAACAGGTGTTGTCACAGTTTTAATCACAATTCTTGTTTCTAAAATATTTAAAAACGGGTCCTCGTTTACATTGATTCTCGCAGGAATAATTGTCGGAGGTTTTATGTCTGCTTCGCTTTCGTTGGTGAAATACTTTGCCGACCCTACAACAACCCTAGCGAATATTACATATTGGTTGATGGGTTCATTTGAGAATTCAACAATGAATCATGTATGGATTCTTTTACCGGTTGTAGGTGTTTCGTGCATCGTTTTATTGGTGCTCTCTTGGAGAATTAATGTTGTTGCTCTAGGCCAAGAAGAGGCTCAAACCAAAGGAATTAATTACAATTTTTACAAGTTCTTAATAATCGGAATAGCAACGCTATTAACTGCCACCTCAGTTGCATTTAGTGGTGTGGTTAGTTGGATAGGTTTGGTTATTCCACATATCGTAAGACTTATTGTTGGAAGAGATACCAGAAGGTCAATTCCTCTCTGTATCACTTTTGGCGGGGTTTTTATGATCGTTGTGGATATTCTAGCTCGAACATTCACTAAATCAGAGATGCCATTAAGTGCTGTAACCGGCATATTAGGAACCGTTATTTTTGTCATAATCATTCTCATAAGGAGGAAAGAAAATGCTCATTAATGTTAAAAATCTTTCCTTCAAATACGGAAAAAATCTTCCAACAGTTATTGATAACATTTCTTTTAACATTGAAGAAGGAACAATAACAGTGCTTTTAGGTCTAAATGGATGTGGCAAAACCACATTGATTAAAATAATGGCAGGCCTCTTGGATTATGAAGATGGTTCATTAGAGTATGATTCATCAGAATTGAAAAAGATTTCTATAAGAAATAGAAGTAAATTGTTCTCCTATGTGCCACAAAAGAATTATGTGGGTGATGACTTCCTGGTTAGGGACTATTTATCGTATGGATTTGTTAACTCATTAAAATTCTATGAGACTCCTTCAAAAGAAAATATGGAGAGGGTACTCGAAGTTAGTAAAGAATTAGGAATCAATCACTTGTTAGATAAAAAAATGGGAAAGATTAGTGGTGGTGAACGCCAAATTGTGACGATCGCTTCTTGTATATTACAAGACACCCCAATTATTCTCTTGGATGAACCAACATCTGCTCTTGATCTAAAGAATCAGAGCCTTGTCCTGTCATTGCTCAAGCGAATTGCTAGTAGCGGGAAAACAATTATTCTCTCCTCACACAACCCAAATCATGCTTCCTTTTTACAAAGTAATGTTGTGTTGATGAGCAATGGTAAAATAATCAATCAAGGAACAGCTGATAAAATCATTACTAAAGATGCTCTTTCAGGTATTTATGGCAATAACATTTGTTATGCTGAGGAGTTAGATTACAAGGAGGTTTCTTTTAAATGAGATATCTATTTTTTGATATAGAAGCCGCTGATGGTAATTTTAAGATTTGTGAATTTGGCCTCGTTATATGTGATTCAAACATGAAACCTACTCACAAGAAGCTTTATTTAATCAATCCAAAAGGTAAATTCAATTTAACGGGCCGTAAAGACCAACGCGATCTACATTTATCTTTTACAGAAGAGCAGTATAAGGCTTCTCCTGAATTCGATGATGTGTACGATAATATTAAGTTTGCTTTAGAACAAAAAGACATCATGATTCTTGGCCATTCTGTTAATAATGACATTAGATTCCTAGATAAGGCTTGTAATCGCTATAGACTTCCAAAGATTAAATACGTCGCTTATGATGTTCAAAAAATGTTTTCTTACTTCAGTAAGGAGAGGACTAAATTTGCCGCTTTGGAAAATGTCGTAGAAGAATTAATTCCGCTCGAGGAAAGACAAAACTTAATAGATCATCGTTCAGTTGACGATGCGTATATGACAATGCTGATTTTTAGAGCAATGATAAGAGAGCTTAATGTCACACCAGAACAAATGGTTGAACTTTGTGAAGGCTGCAAATATGACTCAATAGAGTACATAAAAGAACTTGAAGCAAAAGAAAGGGCAAAAAATGAACGTGCTCATGCTAAAGCCCTTTTAAGAAAATCAGGAATTAAAGACGAAAAAGGATTAGGTTGGGAACTCTATCGAGAAGAGGCTAGAAAGACCGAAGGACATGAGCTTGACTCAGACATCATAGGCAAGCGTTATGAAGTCGCAAATCGTCTTAAAGACGAACCGGATGTTCTTGAGAAGGTTATCGATAAAATAAAAGAAAACAATGTTTACCTCGTATTTTCGATGAAAAATTGTGATTATCTGATTGTCTTTGATGAAGAGAACAAAAACGCGATTCAAGCTACTTTAAGAAGAGAACCAACATTCAAAATTATTACAGTTGAAGAGTTCTTAAAATAAGAAAAGCCCCTATTAGGGACTAATCACTTTGACATTAAATCGTTTATTTCACCGTTAATGTCATCAATAGAGATGTTAATCCATTGACTTAGTTGATTGAGTCGATCTGGGTTCATCTCTTTTAATTTGACTGGAGAGAGTAGTGTGAACTTTTGAATCGCTTCTCCGATGATGGAGTGGATGTAATCACTGATGCGGTTAGCCTCAAACAATTCATCAGCGTACCTTTTCACAACTTCCGCTCTGTAGCCTTTTTCTTCTTTGAAGAATGATAAGTTATATAACCATCTAACTCTATCAAAGAAGGTTCCAAAATTGTGCCTCACTTCAGAGACAGTTAATGGATGTTCATACATGGACATAAGTGTTTCTCCTTTAATAAAACTATTACCGGTAACTCTCGTGCTACCTATATTTAACTTATAAGCTAACCTTTGCTGCTTATGCCCGTGTAAGTAGTATACAAGAATTGTTTTTGTAACTCCATCGATTTGGAGCTTTTTTTGCACAGTTGCATAGTCTAACCGACATAAACCTTCGAAAAGGAGGTTGGCACATGACTACCGAACAAAGAAATCAAATCCTTGATATGTATAGAAACAAAGGAATGAAACAAAAGGATATCGCCGCTATTATTGGCGTAGTTCCTTCAAGAATTAACGCTGTAATTAGTGAAAGCGAAGGCGTTCTTTACTATGTATCCTGTTTAAATTGCGGAAAATCTCTTCCTGTTAGAAAAGGAGTGACTGGTAAGAAACCTAAATACTGCTGCGAGGAGTGTAAGTACGAAGATTATAGGAATAATAAAAGAAGACGTCATGTAATCCATATGTGCGAACATTGCGGTAAAGAATATAAGCAATATTCCTTTGTTAAATCTAGATTCTGTTCAAGAGCATGTGCAAATAAACATCGCTATGGAAAACAATGATTATCGCCAACGCGTTCACGATTACTTAACTAGCAGAACAGTCTTTGAAAATATGGTCAAAGAAGGCTTACTGACTAAGGAACATTTTGCCTTAATAAATACTCGATTATTAGCCAAATATAACATCTCCAAAAGGAGCGTTTTTAATGCTGAATAACTGGATAACTTCGCTCTATAGAGCGAATATGTAACCAGGAGGATTGTATCAAAAATGAACATTGATAAGGTAGAAAGAATCCAAAAACTTCCTAATAAAAAGAGGGTCTGTGCCTACGCTCGTGTCAGTGCTGAAAAAGAGATGTCGCTGCATTCCCTTTCTTATCAAATCTCCTATTATTCCCAGCTCATCCAAAGCCATAGAGACTGGACCTATGTTGGCGTTTATTCTGATGAAGGAATTAGCGGCACCAAAGTTGACCGTCCTGGTTTTCAAAGGATGATGGAAGATGCTAGAGACGGCAAGATTGATTTAATACTCACTAAAAGCGTATCTAGATTTGCTAGAAACACGGTGGTTTTATTAGAGGCTTGTCGAGAGCTTAAAAATCTAGGCGTTGATGTTTATTTTGAAGAACAAAAAATAAACTCGATGTCCTACGAAGGCGAACTGATGCTCACTTTACAAGCATCCTTTGCTCAAGAAGAAACTCGTTCAACTAGTCTTAACCAAAGATGGAGAATAAAAAAGGACTTTGAAGAAGGAAGACTATGGGGCGGTGCAAACTGCGTTGGCTACAAGATAGTTAATAGGAAATTCGTCATAGACGAAGCTACGTCCCCAATCGTAAGAAGAGTGTACTCGCTTTACCTAGATGGATTAGGTGATCATGCGATAGCTAAGCTCCTCAATGAAGAAGGCGTTCCGTCGTTAAAAGGTGGTAGGTGGGCTCAATCACATATTAAGAGTATGCTCACTAACGTCACAT